TTGCCCCCTCAAATGAGGTCGCAAAAACGGACATCGCCAACGCGGCTCCCGGCCGCATCTGGTCCATCCTCGCCCGGGCGGCCGCCGCCGCCTTCATCGTCCGCGAAAGCCTGAACCTGTGGCAGTGGAGCGATCGCCACGTCACGCTCGACGCCAGGTTCTCCGCGCGTCCCGGGAAGTATGACAGCGCCTACACCTATTACATCCGCGGGCCGATGGAAGCGCTCAGCGATCGGCGGATCCGCCAGGTCAGCATCGTCAAAGGCGCGCAGATCGCGTTCACCACCATGCTCGCGAATTGGATCATGTACCTCGTCGACATGGATCCGGGGCCCACCATGCTCGCGCAGCCCACGCGCCGCATGATGAAGCGCTACGTGAAAAAGGAGCTGCACGACCGGTTTCTTAAAACGCCACGCCTGGCCAAATACATCCCCGCGAACCGGCGCGAAAAATTCACCACCGAGGAAATGTATTTCACCTCGATGGACCTGTTCGCCACCGGCGTCGGCTCGCCGGCGCTGGTCTCATCGTTGCCCATCAAAAACGTCGCCGCGGACGAAGTCGACAAATGGAACACCGAGACCGAGATCGAAGCATCCGCGCTCGATCTCATCGAGGTCCGGCAAATCACCTACAAAGCCCAGGGCACATCGAAATTCGTCGTCGGCTCCACGCCCACCGTGCCCGAGATGCCCATCAGCATCCAGGCCGCGAAAGGCACGCAGGAACGTTACTTCGTTCCCTGTCCGGAGTGCGGCCACATGCAAGAGCTGAAGTTCGAGCACTTCAGCTGGAGCCACATCAAGAAAAACCGGCACTCCGGCATCGGAGTTCGCAATAAGGATGGCTCCTACAACCTCGACCTCGTCGAGAAACACACCGCGTACGAGTGCCAGAACCCTGGATCGTTGGACGGAACATCACGTCCCTGCGGCAAGCTTATTCCCCACGAGAAAAAGCAATGGATGATGCGCCGCGGCGAATGGCGCGCCCAGAATCCGAACGCGCCGGCCGATCACCGCAGCTTCTACATCGGCGGCGAGCTCAGCACCGCGCTCACCTGGGGAATGCTGGCGAAGAAATTCCTGGAGACCCAGCACCTGCCTGGCGGGCTCCACAATTTTTACAACTCCTATCTCGGCCGCGCCTGGGAGCGAAAGACCGGCGGCGCCACCCGGAAGAGCATCCAGCTCATCCAGGAGGCCAGCCCCAAGTTCAACCTCTGGCAGCCGCAGGATCCAGCCGCCGCGCTCGTGCTGCCATTCCGGCCGATCGCCATCACCATGCAGGTCGACGTCCAGCAGCTCGAGTTCTATTACACCATGCGCGCCTGGATGGTTGATGGGGCCCGGGCCACGATCGCGCTGGGCTCATGCGTCTCCTACAAAGAGCTCGTCGACCTTTCAAATCGCGTCTGGCTTTTCAATCACCCCGACGGCGGCCCGTCCGAGGAGTTCACCGTCTGGAGCGGCCTGATGGATCACGGCTACAAATCGAAAGCCACTACCGGCGTTAATAACTTCATCGTCGACCAGGGCGGCCGCTGGGTTGCTACCAAAGGCGGCAAATACGCCGGCGGCCGCGATCTCCCGATTAACGAGACCACCATCATCCACAACACCGAGGCCGGGCAGGTCGAGATCCCGCTCATTCACTACACCGACAGCCATCTCAAAGAATGGCTTTACCGGTTCGTCATCAAAGAACGCCGGCAACCGCCCTTGTGGCTCGCCCAGGATCTGCCGCCCGATTACATCGAGCAGCTCACCGCCGAGCGGCTCGTACCGAAACGGAACGCCGAAGGCCGCACCGAATTGAAATGGGACACGAACGGCATCGACCCGCACTTTGGCGACTGCGAGAAGCTCGGCGAGATCTTCAATTTCCTTTTGCCGGCCGACCTCCGCCAGAAGATCCGCGAAAAACAAGACTCCGATCGTGCCGCGCTTCTCGAGAAGCTGGCAGCGACATAGGCTTTACCAGCTCACTTCTCCGTCACCTACAGAGAAGCCCTCTTTCTTGAGGCGCGCGAAAATCGCCTCCTTCTCAGGCTGCGAAAGCTGCGGCCATTCCTTTAGCAATTCTTCCTCTGGAATTAGCGAGCTGCCGCCGTTCTCCGCTTCGCTTCGAATCGCGTTGTCGAGAAACTTCAAAGCCATTTCCACTCGGTCCTTTCGGATCGATCGCTTCCGGATATTCCGAGCCGTTTCTGCGGTAATGATACCGTTTCCAGGTTTACGTTTCTTTGGGGATGGCACGGAGTCCAGTCTGCCACGGCGTCCGCGCGACCGGTCAAGGGAAAAATTTCCGATATGCCTCCCAAAATGGAACGGGCCGGGTCCTCGAAAGGAGTCCGGCCCGCCCACGGTTTGGTAACGGCGATCGCCGCGTGTCAATCCTTCAGGCGCTCACAATCCTACTACGACTTTCGGGCGTGGGAGTTTAGAGAACGGAGCTGCGCGCCGCATCGCCGGCAGCGCAGAAGCCAGCGAATCAGCATCGGCGTGCCGTGTTGATCGTGAACCACGATCCGATCGTCGTGGCCCTTCACGAGACACCTTAGCCGCGCGGGAAGATCGAGCTGGGAGGATATCAACACACGCGCGCGCATCCCGAGACCTTAGCGCCCTTTGTGTCCTTTGCGCGAGCCTGCCCGCATTGACACACCCGCATCGGCCAAATGCCGGTCCCGCCGAATTACGTCCAGAGCCTGGTCCAGTACGCGGAAGTCCGCGGCACCAAGGGCAGACAGGAGCTCCTCGATTTTCACGAATCGCTCTTTGAGCGCATCAAAGCCGAAGAGGGCAGTGCGGTAGTCAACAGTTCCATCAACGGCAAAGCGCTCGGGTTCCAGGTCACCATGACCGTCGAAGAGCAATTCGGCGCCATCGGTGAAGCCATCCGCGAATTGGATCCCACTGATCCCGTCAGCGGCCGCATCGTCGCCACCTACCCAGATTTCTGCCGTCTCCAGCGATGAGCGAAGCCACACTTTTGCCGGCTGCCGGCTTCATGGAACGCGCCCGAGCCCGCGAGCTCGCCGCCGGCCACAACGGCCCGTCCGGCTCGGACAAAATCGCTGTTGCATCCGCGTCCACCAGTCACTCCGGCCACTTCGGTGGATCCGGCTACGACGCCGCGAACCAATCCCCCGCAAGGTCCGCCCTTTGTTTTCCGCTCACCGCCCGGCGCGAATTCAACTCGCGCGATCGCCGGGTCATCCTGGAGAAAGTCCGCAGCCTCGAGGCCAACCTCGGTTTGATGCCTCGGATGAAAGGCCAGGTAGGCAAGTACGTCGTCGGCCACGGCATTTTCCCCGTCCCGCAGACGTCCGATGCGGAATGGAACGAGCTCGCCGCCCAGCTCTTCGACGATTGGGCCAATAACAAATTCGTTTGCGACGCGGCCGGCGCGATGACGTTCTGGGAACGCCAGCGCTTTCACGCCGAAAATTTCTTTTCCGAAGGCGAAACCTTCGACGTCATGGTCTCCAGCTCAGTCGCCGGAGCTCCGCAGCTGCAATTGTTCGATAGCTCCGAAGTCGGCGGCGGGTTCGCCTCTCAGGCCAGGCCCGGTTTCATCGACGGCGTCCGCGCGAACGCGCAGAACCGGCCCCTCGAGTACGAAGTCCTCATTGCCGGCCAGATCGGCCAGGTCACCACCCAGGTCGTTTCCGCCACCGACATGATTCACCTGGTCAAACGGAAACGCGTTAACCAGCTCCGCGCCATCTCGCCTTTCGCGCCGGCGGTGAACCCTGCGATCGACGTCATGGACATCGACGCCCTCATCACCCAGGCGGCGAAATTGCATAACGCCCTCGGCGTCACCGTCGGCAAAAAAAGCGGCGAAGCCGGCAAGACCGGGATGGCCGGCCAGATCCGCAAGCTGACCGGCGACGACGGCAAAGTCACCGAGGTGCGCGAAGACTTCATCCGCGGCGCCCTCATTCAATATCTCGGGCTCAACGAAGAGATCAAAATCGTCACATCCGATCGGCCTACCGAGAACCTGTTGAATTTTCTCGTTTACCGGATCCGCGGCATCTGCCTCACCACCGGTCTGCCCTTCGAGATCGTGTGGGACCTCATGACGCTCGGCGGCGCCACCGCCCGGATCGCGCTCCAGGACGCGCAATTTTTCTTCGACGGCCAGCAGGATTTTCTTAACGATAACTACAACCAGCGCGTCTGGGTTTGGCGCATCGCGTCCGCCATGAAGAACAGCGAGCTGCGCGCCTGCCGGGACCCGCGCTGGTGGAATAACGCGTGGCAAGGCCCTGCCAAGCTGACTGCCGATGAAGGTTACACCGCCCAGGCTCAGCTCGATCGGCTCTACTCCGGCCAGGACAATTGGACCGAGTCCTACGCCCGGCGCGGGCGCAATTGGAAACCTGCCGTCCTGACGCGTATCGACGAGCTCGCCTGGCTTAACGAGCAGTGCGCTAAAAAGAACGTCGACCCTGCTCTCATCTTTCCGCACAAGCCTGGCACCGTTCAACCCGATGCCGCGAAGCCGACCACTCAACCGGAGGATCCGACCGAGTGACCGCGCCCGGCATACATTCCTGCTCGCTGAGTTTCGCCGAGCTCGAAGTTCGCCGCACCAGGTTACGGGCCCACCGCGCCATCGCTCATCTCGACGCCATGAAACAAGCCGGCATCCCGCCCACGTTGCGTCTCGCTCATTCCCACGTGGAACAATCCGTCGCGGCCTTCCGCGCCGCGCTGAACAAACGGAACTTCGAAATCCACCAGCTCACCTAACGGACCCCATGCGCTACGCCCGAATCCTTTCCAAGCTTTACTCCCAGCCGCTCCTTCTCCAGCCCAGCGCCTGGCACGCCTTCGATCACGCCCTGCGCGACGTCATGGAGACCGGTCGGATCCAGCTCCCCAGGATGCCCGCTGCGCGGATCCACGATGACAACCTCGACCTCGAAGGCAGCGACGACGATTGCCGGCCCGCCGCGCCAGCGCGCATGTTCCGCGGCGTCCTCGAGCTGCGCCGGCTGGCGCCCGCTCCCATTGTAGCCGCGATTGGTGATCACGGCCCGGGCGAACTGCCTAACGACACTGCGATCATCCATTTCGACGGCGTCCTCGATAAGCACATCTCCATGATGGACATGATGTGCTACGGCGGCGTCGACCTCGATGATATCGACGGAGCGCTCGCTTTCGTCGCCGCCGACGCAAACAT